AAATTTACTAATAGATAAATTAACCGTTTCTTCTACACTACTTTCTGTTAAACTAGTTGCATCACTATCACTATCACTATTACTATCACTATTACTATCACTATTACTATCACTATCACTCTCGTCTACAGTTTCATATGATCCATCATCAGAAAAATTATTATTATCATCTAACCCATCGTCTGTATTTGTAGCAGATGTTCTAGAAGAGCAATCACTATAACTAGAGTTTGATTTTTTAGAAGAAGGAACCGTTTTTACAATGTCACTTTTTGTAAAATCATTTACATTTTCTAGTAGCAATAAATCAAACTCGTTAATTTCTTGAAATTCAATATTTGGGGCATTTTCATCATTTTCAATTGTAGCTTTATTATTTTCTGATAAGTTATTGACATCTTTATTCATATCTTCTATTTCATTTATTTCTATAATATCAAACTCTGATAAATTATTATTATCATTCGTATCACTAATTTCTAATCTAGCTTTATAACATCTACTATCACTATTCAAAGAATAATATTTGTCATCAATTGTAAATAATTTATTTTTATTATCATGGAAAAATTTAGAATCCATTAATAATTCTAATTCATCAGTAGCATTATAAATAAAGTCATTTTTTACTCCTATAACCATTCCGTAATAATCTAATCCATGAATGAAATTATATTTCTTAATTAATTTACTGCTTAAATATGAAAAAAAACCATCAACATAAGCAGAATTATTCATATCTCTTACTTTTGCATGACTATCTTTATTAAGAAAAGAAGGAAGCTCTAACAAATTTTTATCTTCAATGTCATATTTTCCCATTGCATATTTAACAGGGTCTAATAGAGGACTTAATTTAATAAATATATTCAATGTAGATTCATTATTTGAAATGTCTTTCACTACAGTGTTGTATGAATATGGATTATCTAAATTGTGGAGCATCCTAAAAGCATATTTATCGTTATCTAGATTAACATTATTGTAATTAGTATTATTTAATTGAAACATTTTATTGTATATAGGAATGTAATTTTGACATTTTTCAATATTCAAATTTTTTTCTAAATCTTGAAATAATATAGAATTATTACGTTTTTGATAATTTATATTAATCATTATTTAATTATTATAAAATTAATGATACATTTAAACTAATATTAATATCTGCGTAATATAATATATATTTTTTTTCTAAAAGTAGTTATAGTAAATGGCGTTGGAATTGAAAAAATTTGATATGCGTAATATTAGTTTTAGACCGGATGAAAATAAAGGTCCGGTTGTTGTTTTAATTGGTCGTCGTGATACAGGTAAGAGTTTTTTAGTTAGAGATTTACTTTTTTATCATCAAGATATTCCAATTGGAACTGTTATTTCCGGAACAGAAGCAGGCAATGGATTTTACAGCTCAATCGTACCAAAATTATTTATTCATGATGAATATAATACCGCTATTATTGAAAATATTTTAAAAAGACAAAAAATGGTTTTAAAACAAGTCAAAAAAGAAATAAATAATTATAAAAAAAGTAATATTGATCCTCGTGCATTTGTAATATTAGATGATTGTCTTTATGATAATGCTTGGACCAAGGATAAATTGATGAGATTATTATTCATGAACGGAAGACATTGGAAAATTATGCTTATTATTACGATGCAGTATCCTTTAGGTGTACCTCCAAATTTAAGAACAAATATAGATTATGTTTTTATACTGAGAGAACCATACCTTACAAACAGAAAGCGTATATTTGAAAATTATGCTGGTATGTTTCCAACATTTGAAAGTTTTTGCCAAGTAATGGACCAGTGTACTGAGAACTTTGAATGTTTAGTTATAAATAATAATGCAAAGTCTAATAAACTCCAAGACCAAATTTTTTGGTATAAAGCAGAATCACATCCTGATTTTAGATTAGGAACAAAAGAATTTTGGGAAATATCAAAAGGACTCAATTCTGATGATGAAGATGAAATGTACGACCCTAATTCGGTTAAAAAAAGAGGATCAGGACCTAAAATAAGTGTCAAAAAATCTACTTGGTAATTTTACTATAATAATATTATACTATTATATGTTTGGAGGAGATAAAGTACCAAAAAGATATGTCCCGAAATATTTAACAAGAAAGGATACAAAAATAGTGAAATCAGAATTAAATAAATCTAGAAAAAAATATAAAAAGGGAATCTATTATACGCGGAAAAAAGTAAAGTCATTTAAATATAAACAATCCGATCATATTTTAAATGCTAAAAAAATATACGGTATTGATAAAATAATCCCAAATAAATTATTATCAATCAAAACCGGATGCTCTTTAAAAGCTTTAAAAAAAATAGAAAATAAAGGCATGGGTGCGTATTATTCATCTGGATCTAGACCGAATCAGACCGCAAAGTCTTGGGGACGTGCGCGTCTAGCAAGTTCTATAACTGGAGGAAAGGCATCTCAAATTGATATAGATATATTAAAAAACGGATGTAATGCCGATAGCTTAGCACTTAAATTAGCAATGCGCGGCAAGATAAGAAGAACTCCGTCTATTCAAATTGGAGGAAAAAATAAAATGAAAGAAAAAATTATTAACTTTGAGAAGAGCAGCAATCCAGAAAAAAAATATATGGCATATGTTAAAGATTTAGAAACTGGAAAAGTTCATATAATACATTTTGGAGCGTCAGATTATGAACAGTATAAAGATAGAACTCCTTTAAAAATATACGCAAATAAAAATCATTCAAATAAAAAAAGACAAATGAATTATTATAGTAGGCATAGTCATGGTATAAAAAATAGAAAAAAGGCGATTGAATATGAAATCAATAATTCTAATGGATATTATAACGCAAAAATATTAAGTCATATTTATTTATGGTAATTAATTAATTTATTATAAATTTATATTTTGATACATTTTTGAGCGATACATTTCATTTCTTCTTCTAATTTATTTATTTGATGATAATTTAATTTGAAATCATAGCTACACTTATGAGTTTCGGGCAATCGGTGAATATAACAATATACATTTCCACATCTACATTTTAAATCTGTTAATTTCAAACGTTTTAAACAATCACTTTGAAGGCACTTAGGCATTATAAATATTACTGATAATTTATTAGTATTATTTATATTATTAATCAATTTTTTATATTAATCATTATATAATTTATGAATTCCATTATTTCATAATCAATTTAATTTTCATTTTTTACACTGAATGAAATATTTGTTAAATCAGATAATCCATGATCGGTATCGGTTGAGGTTACAATATTTTCACCTTCAAACAATTCACGACGAATGTCAGCAGACGTAAGACCCTCAGATTGTAATAAATTTTCTTCTTGAGTATTCATATCACGAACACTAATAAGATTACCTTCACTGTTTAATGTTTGAGTTAATTTATTACCACTCTCAAGTGCCTTTTTCTTATTATCTTCAATTGCCTTATGCTTTGCTTCCTTGACACGCTTGTCAAAATCTTCTTTAGCCTTTTCTTCATTCTTCTTCTTCTCATGCATCAGTTGATTAAGTTCATCTTCCATGTATTCTACGCGACCAGTTTTATAAGATTCCGGATGGAACGGCATCCACATGCCAACAGGACCAACATACACATCATGATGAGGATCTAGCTCGCGAAGAAGTTTACATCTCAATTCGGCTTCTTTCTGACTCGGGAAAGAACCTCTAACCTTCAAACCTCTAATTGATGTTTGAAAATTTGAAATGTCATTGAATTCTTTCTCTAATCTCTCTTCATGATTGTCTAAGAATGTTTTATAATCATCATTTAATGTCGATGTAGATAAAGAATTTCTTTCTTCTTTTACAAATTCTTGTAAATCTTCATTTAAGGATGTAAAATTTAAAGAATATTTATAAGATACAAAATTTAAAAATTGACTGAATTTTTCAAGCGATTTAGTCAAATCCCACGATTTTAAAAATTCTTCCATAAAATACATCTCTCGTTGTTTTAAAATATTTTCAGGAGATACAAAGGATATACAACAAAACTTTTGACCAGCAATTGGACGGTCTTCGTCAAGTAAATCTACATATTTAGAATTTTCAGTTCCGTCCAAATTAAATTTATAATCCATGGTTTTATTTCTTGGTTCTTTAGAAAAAGACATAATATAATATTTTAAGAATATATATATTTAAGTTTTTTAACGAATAATATATATTATTTTTTTTCTTATTAATTAATATATAAGATGAACGTTTTCAATGTTTTGGATGTTAACGAATTACTCAAACGTTTAATTAAATATTTAGTTGAAGGTCTTTTTGTTGCAATCGCCGCGTTTGCTATCCCTAAGAGAAGTTTATCACTTGATGAAGTTGGTTTCATTGCATTAACTGCAGCGGCCACATTTAGTATTCTTGATACATATTTACCGGCTATGGCTGTAGGTGCTCGCTCTGGTGCTGGTTTCGGTATTGGTGCTAACTTGGTTGGGTTCCCTAGATAAATTATATAAATGAGAGTTAAATAATAAGAGTTAAATAACATGACTTAATAATAATAATCTAATATGTATATGATTGAAAACGATATACATTTTAAACTTTTAACAGATGATAATCTACAAGAATATTTAAATCTAATTGAAAACCTATCTAATACAACAGAAAAAAGAGATACAATATTGAATTTAATGAGATATTATAAAATTGTAGAATTATATCCATTTATTCAAATTTGGATTATACAAGATTATAAAAGAAAACATATAATTGGATGTGGAACATTGATTATTGAACCTAAATTTATACATAAATGTGGTAGTGTTGCGCACATAGAAGATGTTTCTATTCTTCCAGAATATCAAAATAAGGGATACGGGAAAAAAATAATAACTCAATTAATTGACATTTCTAAAGTAAATGATTGTTACAAGATAATATTAAATTGTGATGATGAAAAGAAATCATTTTATGAAAAATGTGGATTTAAACAGTCAAATAATGGGATGAGTATTTATTTTTAAAGTAAATTATGAGACCAAGGATTTACTTCATTACCATTATCACAAAATTGTGTAATAGAATAATCTCTCAATGATAAAATATTACAAACTGAAATATTATTTTCATTTTTATACCAGCACGATAAACCATATTTAAATAATGATAATAACCTTGTTTTATAATAAGAACATTCATCTGAAACACAATTGCTTTTTGTTACACCATCTATAAGTAGGCAATCACAATAACATTTATTTCCTTCAGGGAAGCACGTTATGCCTTTTGTATTATTCAAACAGCATTCATCGTGTGCAGCACAATAATAATCCATATAATCGGCGGGAGGACATTGGTTGAAACATTCACGTGTAGGAGTGCCTTTTTTTAAGTCGCACTCAGAACAAGGTCCATTATTACAACAATCTTGGTATCCACCGTGTCCAGGACCACACCAATTACCATATTTAATAAAACCGAATAGCTCGTTTGAATCCTCAATCTCATTTAGTGTATTATTTATTTCAACACAATGTGTAAAATGATTTAATAAAAAAAACGCATTTAAGAAATTAAAACGATGCATATATATTAATATTTTTATATTTAATAAAAAATATTAATATATATTATATGAACTTAACATTTAAATTAAATAATCCCCTAAAATCAAAATCATCAATATTGAAATCAAGAAATCAAACTCATATTATTCACAAAGAAATAGCTTCTAATCATGCTGAATCTGACTCTATAATATTATATGATTTTTTAAAAGAAATACAAGAACTTAATAAACAAAGAAATCAAACTTATGATGTAAATCAAGGGTCGGTTATTGATGCCATTGAGTTAGTAGAACCAGTAGAAGAGGAACCCGTTGTAGTAGAGGAACCCGTTGTAGTAGAGGAAACAGTTGTAGTAGAGGAACCCGTTGTAGTAGAGGAACCCGTTGTAGTAGAGGAAACAGTTGTAGTAGAGGAACCCGTTGTAGTAGAGGAAACAGTTGTAGTAGAGGAACCCGTTGTAGTAGAGGAACCCGTTGTAGTAGAGGAAA